CTCACAGAGCTTTTAACAGGAAAGCAAACCGAAAAGCTAGAACAAGAAAATAGAATCTCTATGTTCCCTGTAAACTTTGCGCGGGGTATGAACTGGCAAGCTAAGTGTGTTATTCTTGACGAAGCACAAAACTCAACAGAAAAAGAAATCATGACTGTTCTCACCCGTTTGGGTGAAGGTAGTCGCGCTTTCATTCTAGCTGACCCAATGCAGACAGACCTTAAAGGCTACGACAAAACAGGTGGCTACGAAAACCTAGCGCAAATCTATTCTGACGAAGACTCCCTGCAACACGGTATTTATCACTTTACTTTTGATGAAGATGATATCATGCGTTCTGAGCTTGTTAGGTTCTTGATTAAAAAGCTAAATCAATCAAAAGGCAAGCAAACGAAACCCTAATGGTTTTTTAATTACTTTTAAATATTTTTAATTATAACAAGTAACACGAACAAGTGTTCGTGGGTATGTTTACCCTATCTACCTTTATTCTTCTTGGGGTTTTTCTTGGCTTTACGCCATCCTTGGGAGTAAAGGAATCTAGTCACAGTGTTACCAAACTTAGTAACGTTTTCTTCTGATGCTTCCCAAAAAAATGCGTGAGCAAACTCATGAATCATGGTGTTCATAAGCTGTCTCTCCGTTTGGTTCGGATTGACTATGATTTTTGGGTCATCTTCTGATGGGTCAAAGCAAAGTCCCACAGCGTTGTAGGCTTTAGGTGGTTTCTTTAAAATCACCTCGTATCTTACTTTTCCATCACAAGTTCTAAATACAAAAGGCTTTTTCATGGTGTATACCTAATTACATTAAAAATAGAAAAGTTTGTTAAAAAAAATATAATTTATTATGAACATTTATTGTAAGTCTTGCGGGTCGCCTAACGCTTATGGCTCAAAAAAGCCTAAATTTTGCAGTAGTTGCGGCTCTCCTCTTGATTCTACGGCTAAAGCTAAAGTTCAGCCCGCAAAGCATTCTGCGCCCAAAAATCAGGTGATTGCTCAAGAATCTTACGAAGATGAAGAAATTCATGAAAATTCCGCTCAAATTCCAAATATTTCGCGTTTAGAGGCTGATATAGACTCAGGTAGAATGCAGGGGGTGAAAATTGGTGAAATCGCTGGCACGGCCACTGAAAATGACGACGCATACATTAGACCTCAAGATGATAAAGT